TGTCTTTCAAAGTCCAAACAAAAGTGTTGTTAGACATACCTGGACATACTACAATCTTAACACCTAAGAAAGTCAAAGACAAATCTTGAGTGATGTAAGCTTGAGTGTTACCTGAAGCTACTCCTAATCGGTAGATGTTAACCAATTGAGTAGGCATGTACAAACGTAAATCAGCTGTACGTGTAGCAATAGTTGCAGGTAAAGCAGCAAATGCAGTAGACAAAGCAGCCTCTAATGCAGTAAAGTTAGCGATTGAACCTGAACCACCAGGGATAACTGCAGGGTCAGCAGCTAACAACTTCTCATAACCATCACACAAAGCAAGTGTAGGGTTTAATGAAGTTGTATCACCTTGCCAACGGATAAGCTCGATATCTCCGTTAATTTTGTTAGCCATCTCACCCCAATAGAATGACATGAAAGATGCAACAGAGAAATCTCCGTTAGAACCTTTTGACATTTGAAGAGCTAAGAAAGATTGCTCTAAGTCAAACTGACAAATTTGAGCCATTGCAGAAAGTGCACATACGTCAATTTCTTTAGCATCTAGGTCATCAGATGGTGCAGTAAATGCACAAGTAGATGGTTGTAAGATGTTACCAAAAGTAACGCTAGCTAATTTAGTTTTGTACTTTACACCTGGCAAAGAACGGTAGTTATCAGCAGTATCCTCAGACAAATATGCCTTAGAATAGAATGCCTCTGGGTTAGCAGCTAATAAAGCTGTAGGATCTACTTGTAGATCGAATTTTAATTTACGCATTTTATTTGTTGTTTATGAATTTGTTTACACTAGAAAATCTTTGATGTGCACTCATAGCCACAGCCTCTTCAACTACTTCCTCTTCTACCTCAGTGCTAATCAACTCCTCAACTTGGTTCTTAAGGTCAGCGATCATAGCTACTAATGCATTGATTTGCTCATCCATTGCAGGCTTAACAATAGCAAGGATAGCCTCTGCATCAACTACAGGATCTACCGCCATTGTCTCCTCTTCTGCAGGGATTTCTGTTACTTCCTCTTCGATAACAGTTTCCTCTAGGGCTACCTCTTCAGATAACTCTTCTTTTTCAACATCTTTTACTTCAACTACTTTACCATCTTTTACGATGTAGATTTTTTCGTTGATGATGTGTTCGCCATCCGGCAACATTAACTCATTCATTTGTATATTATTTTGGGATTTGTTTTGCTCTTTTAGTTTCATGCCTAAGTACCCTTCTATGCTAAATCCTATTTGCTCTTGAGCTACAAGTTCAGCATAGTACTCTTTATCAGTTACCTGGGCAGTAACCATAAGTGTACCCTCCGGTACTTCAATACCAAATGATGAGTAAGCTTTGTCTTCTTTTGGAGTGTCTACTATCCATGCCTCAAGTACATAGGCAGGTACAGTCTTTTCAGTATCATGTTCCAAGTTGAATAGGTCCTTATTCAACATATCCTTCATGAACTTAGCATGAATCTTCTCTATTTCTTCGGCAGTAAATTTAACATAGTACTCCTCATCTGTATCCTCATCAAAGCGATAGATCTCCATAGGTATCAAAGCAGGTGCAGTGATACGGTACTTTATCTCGTCGTTAAATCTCATCGGCTTTGTCTGAGCACTGAATGCCATACCCATGACTTTGATGGCTGGAGTTGATGTAAAAGCTATCTGTTCGATACCTAAGTCTTGACCATTCTCGGAGTACTCAGGATCAATAGTAATTTTGTAAACTGGTAGTTTATCTTTTGCCATTACCTATATTATAATTTTCCTATATTTGTTCAAATTTTAAAACATGATAACTATCTTAAACAGGGAAATCCCCAACCAAATTGATGAGCTGACTATTGAGCAGTTCGAAACTATCACTGATATCAACAATGATACTAGCCTTGACCCTATTGACAAACACCTTAAAGTATTCGCTTACCTGGGAATACCTGAGAATGAATTTTGGGATACTGACGTAGCTGAATTTGTAGAGATTGTAAAGAGCTTTAATACCATGGAACAAAAAGATTTTCCTGTAGTGGAGGAGCTTGAGCTTGAAGGCTATATCTACCGAGCTCAAATGAAATTAACTGTACGTGATACTAAGCTGATTGAGAAGGTAGCACTACATAAAAATAAAGGATATATATCTGAGATGTTAGCTGTCATGTTCAAACGTGAGGACCTTACTAACACTGAACACTATGCTGATGCTCACATCAAACAAAAAGCTAAGCTGTTACGCAAGCTAGATGCTAACATTGCCATCCCTTATATCATGTTCATAGCTCAAAAGATAGGTCAACAATTAAGAAATGATACACCTACCGAAGCAGTGGAGTGATGTAACTGTTGAGCAGTTCATTGAGTTTAATAAGATAGATGCCTCACAGGGTTCGTATAACTACAATAGTGAGGCACTTTCTATCTTGTCAGACTTACCCATTGAAGAGATTGAAGAGCTTGATGTGGATGAGATGCGGCAGTTAATCAAAGACAATAAGTGGTGTAAATCTGAACCATCCAAAAGATATAAACATGAGATACTTGGGTTGAAGCTCAAGCCATTCAACAAGCTATGCCTATATGAGTACATTGACCTGGACTTTTATTTTGGTCAGAACTATATAGAGAACCTAGCTAATGTATGTGCTATCTTATACCGGAACACTAAGCTGAATGAATGGGGTGATGAGGTCATGGAGCCCTATGACTTTGACTGCACCATTAGAGCTGATAAGTTCCTTGACCTACCAATCACAGATGTGTATGGATTGATACATGAGTTCTTAAAGTTTAGGGATGACTTCCTTAAAAAGTATGAGAACCTATTCATGGGGGAAGCAGATGAGCCATTGACCAATGAAGAAAAGGCAGAACTTGACCCTGAAGAAATCAAAGAAATAGAGAAAGAACAACAGAGTGCCAAGTGGTCTTGGGAGCTAATGATCTATAGTCTATCAAAAGGTGACATAACTAAGAGTGATAAGATAGGTGCTCTACCACTCGTCTATGTGTTTAATGTTCTCGGTATGAAAAAAGAGTTAGACATCTAATGGGAAGCCTGGAGTAAATCCTGCAGGAGGGTCAACTGCTTCAAATGTGTACACAATTTTTTGCTGTTTCTCAAGGACCTCAACAGCTTGCACCAATGGATACTTTTTAGTTAACCATTCAGTGTACTGTCTATAAATTTCTGCAGTGATACCTGCATTGTTTAGCTCCTCAGTAAATTGTGCAACATAATCCCTAGGAGTAATTACTCCACCGTTCCATAAAAATGCTCCATTATTTAGAAAGATAAAGTAGTACATGGCTACTATTTGGATCTCCAACTTTTGGAAGCCTGTTACCTTGGCATTGATACGGATACTTTCTACAAGTGTACCTTCGCCATCCACAACGTCATTACGAATAATCCTTTTTAAGATGTTAGCCATTTTCCTACGGGTAGGATATAGCACATTGAACTCACCTGTGTTTGCGTATCTAGCCATTGATTAAATCTTTAAAAATATCCATTGTATCATCCACTAGAATGATACCCTTATCAGTTTCTACGTGAATCTGAGTATCATTCAATATCTCTACTGGTCCTGTGATTGTGTACTCTATTTCATTATATGTGAAAGTCTTATCCATAAATCATCACATTAGTTTTAAGAAATGCAACTGAATCAGCAGTAGCACTGTTTTGTACTGCAAAAATTATGTAGTTATCTACCGCAGGATTAAATGATACTAAAGTTGTAGGTCCTAATGTGATATCTGATGAAATAGCATTGCTTGGATTATAACAATACAATTGATTACCTGATATAAGAAAGTCCCTCCAAAATGATTGAATACCTAAAGTAGCCATTGCTGCTGCTGTAGCTATTAATGTTGCACCCGTTAAGCTGTTGCTAGTGTTTATATACATCCGAATAGTGCTAGATGTAGTACTATTTATTTTATGTACCTTGGTTCTGACCTGAATGACATTACCATTGGCTGTTGTATTGGCAAATATCCGTTGACTAGTGCTTGCAGTATTGGCAGTAGTACCTGTAATGTATGCACCTGTTTGATTTCCTATTAATGTGTAAGGGCTAGAGGCTATGACTATATTACCACTACCTACTAATCCTGCACCATTAATAGTCTTCAACGGTACATCTCCACTACCTACTAATGAGTTGCTAGCTATTGTCTTGATATTGGTACCGGATACTAATGCATTTTGTTTAGCATTGAATGTACTCCAGTCTGTACTGCTTAATGCACCTCGATTAGTTGCCGATGCTGTTGGTAGATTAAACTGGTGATCAGTGCTACTTGATACCACGTTGAAGTCAGTGCCTGTAGTTCCTGTGCTTATAGTCTGAATATCTGCACTCAAGCCATTCAATGCAGTCATACCTGTACCGGCTATGATACCTGCCTGTTGAGTTACGGTAAAGATAGCTGAAGCAGCAGCAGGAGGAGGGCTACCTGCAGGATAGTACTCCATGCTAACATCTAAACTTGTAGCACTCCAGTATAACTCATAGAAGTCACCGCCTACAGCATCAAGTAAATAATTCCAAGATGCAATGACATGACCTGGAGTACCGCCATGAGAAGATACAACAGCTACAAATCCTGCACTTCCATCCACATCTGTACCGTTCTTTCTAAGCCATACAGTTACATCATGCTCTTGACTATCTACGTTTTGAAACTGAAAAGAGAATTGAAGGTTATAGATCCCCGTGTTAGCTATGGTAATCTCAGTATCACTGTTAACCGTTACACCATTACTGTAGTCCATGGTTCTGAACCTAGTGGGCTGACCTACATTCACAGCACCTAATGGCTGTGTAATGTCATCCTGGTATTGTGCATAGTAACCTACTGCACCACCACCACCACCTGAAGCATCTATAATCTGCTGACCGGTAATAGCTGTATTGACAGGTACCCCTCCTACTATCATTGTACATTCTAGTAAGTCAGTAGGTTGAAGATTTCCGGTGTGAGGTGTGAGGATAGGTCTCCAGTCTCCCCACCAATTTGGTGCACTCATACCTATATTACTTTAAGCCTTTAAAATGTTTAGTCAGCTCTTAAAGGCACAGCACAGTCAGTCCAGTCATTGACGGTAAGAGTGATGTTCATAACATACCCTGCAGCATAGTCAAGTAGATCATTGTTTAATGCCTGGAAGTTAGGCAGTCCTATGACATCAAAGCTATAGTCATTGCTGTAAGTAAAGTACACATACAAGTCATTAAGTATTTGCTGTGTATCGCTTAGGATTGTAATGATATTAGCTCTATCCTTTTGAATGATATCAAAGCAATAGATGTCAAAGTTAAACTCTGATGTGTTCTCGGTAGGGTTAACGCTTACCGGTACAATGAAAACTATAGGGTACTTCTCATCCTGGGTAGCGAAGTTGTACAGCTGTTCCTTAAAGTCACTACCTACTTTCTTTACCTGCAGGTGATTGTTGTAGAACTGCTCAATGTGGTTGGTGATTGCTTGTAGTGAGTTCATTATAATTCAGCGTTTTTATTAATCTTAGTTATCTTGTTTTGTACGTTGGTTATTTGTGTCTCAGATACTACAGCTGTGACAGTCATGGAGCTGTTAGCTGTACCGCCTCCTGCACTTACTACGTTACCACTATTGGCTGCACCAAATAACTGAGCTGATGCCGGTACCTGCTGTGCTACATTGGTAGTACTTCCACCTGTTGCTTCAGCTGTACCACCTCCACCACCTGCTGATGGTGTACCACCTGATGTTAATATCTGCTTAGCCTTGGCTATATTAGTAACTATCTGAACGATACCCGATGCAAACTGAGCAATACCTGCAGCTCCTGCTGTTATCCCATTGAATGGATTAGACTGTGCCGCAGCAACCAATGAAGAGATAGCCTTGGCTGTATCAATACCTATCTGTATCAATGCATTTGCCTTGTTGAATTTCTCTAGTTTCTTTTGGTCATTGATCAATGCAGTACCTACCTCAGATACCCCATTGAATATCTCTTCAGCTAAAGCTATCTTAGCATCCCTTTCTTTCTTAGCATTCTCTATCCTTTCAAGAGCATACTTATTTTCAATGGCTTTCTTATCCTCCTCAAACTTTGCTGTAAGCTGGAGCTGTGCAGCTGCGTTATCACCTAGAACTTTTCTATCTGCTTCAAGTTGTTCCTCCAGTGCTCGGATATCTTTCTCTTGTTGGGTAGCATTCAATTCAAATATCAAATCATCTGCTGCTTTCTTAGCTGCAAGTATTTTATCTGCTTCCTCTTTTGCTTTCTTTTCTGCCTCGTCAGCATATTTCTTATTGATTTCTGCGATATCTTTTTTCTGCTGTTCAGCAAGTAGCTTTTCAAGCTCAGCATTCCCATTAGCAAGCTCATACTTTTTATCATAGTCTTGAGTCAATGCCATGATATCCTGTTCACGTTGGGTAAGGGTCAGCTTGTTAAGTAGTTCAAATTGCTCATCTTCTCTTTTAATCCTTTCCTCATTTTCCTTAATAGCTATTTGACGTAGCTTTTCTGCCTCTTTTTCAGCATCCTTAATACGTTGGTCGCTTTGTTTCTTATGGCTTACAGTCTTAGCTTTACTACCTTTGATGTTTATATCATTGGACTTCTCTAATTCAAGGGCAGTCTTGAGTGCTTTCTTTGCTTCCTCTTGATACATGTCAGATATCTTTCCTTGCCTTTTCTGCTCCTCTCCAACTCTCATCTTTTGCTTATCGGCTAGGCTCTTACCTGATTGATCCATGGCATCAAGAGTAGCTACTACTGCTAAACCTGTACCCATTGTAGCGGCACCTGCAACATACGCTAGAGTCTTATTCTTATCTATCCAGGTAGTAACCTTATCTAATGCAGTTGTTTGGTCTTTGCTCTTAGCCATGATAGCCTTGGCATCTGCTTCAGCTGCTTTCTTAGCAAAGACTTCAGCTCGAGCTCTTGCCATGGTAGCTGCAATGTATGCATCAGTTTTAGCTACATATAATCTTTCCGCTTCAGCCAATGTAGTAGCTGCACCAAATGTATCACCTAGCTTTGAGTTGTAGGTAGCGAGTGCTTCCTCTTTAGATATCACCCCTTCCTTGGCTAACTCAAATGCAGTGCCTACCTCATTGGTTACTTCAATAACTTTAGCTGTACTTTTTTCTGACTCTTCATTGGCCTTAGTATTAGCTTCCTGCATAGCTATGTACTCCTCACTTTGAGCAGCAGCTATACCCATACTTTCACCAAGTTCCTTGAGTGTTTCAATCAAGGCATCAAACACCATACCTGCTGCCTCAGTTACCTGGTCAAGGTAGCCTAGTTTATCAGCTAGGTAGATAGTTGCAGCAATTACTCCAGCTATCACCGCAGCAATTAAATAGATAGGGTTAGCTAGTAGGGTTTGACCTAATGACATGAATGCCTTACCGATAGAACCGATAGTACTTGTCAATCCTTTGAACGCCTTACTGATATCATCCGGCTTAATGCTTGCCATGTTCTTAGCAAACACCTGAGCTTTCTCAGATGCACCTTCAAAGTCAAGACTCATTAAGTCCCCTTTGATTGCACCAAAGCTGTTAGATACAGCCTCAAACTTTGACCCTGTGGTAAAGATAGCTACCTGCTCATTGGCATCCTTTAATTGGTCTTTTAACTGTCCTGCTCTTTGAGCCAATTCAGTCATTGTATCAGCATCCGCAGCATTAGCTATCTGACCTTTGAGGTCTCTAAGTTCTGCTTTTATTTCGGCAATGCCACCGAGCTTTAAAGGAATTTCTACTTCATTCATGTTATGGCTTGTAATATCTTATTTCAATAGTGGTATAGTTAAGGTAGTTGTCTACATACCCCACACCTATCTGAGTTGTTAATATATAAATGCTGTTATTACTTGAGATGTACTGAGCACTGATCACCCCGTCATAGTTTACGTTGTTAATCATAACGGTTAGCTCACTTGCTAGGATTGTACCTATCTCCCAATTTTGTATGAACCCCTCATACTCACCCTGCCCTATACGAGTCCATAGTATCTCACCAAAGCTACCCTCTTTGACATCGGCAACAGGGTCAGCTGTTCCTGATTGTGTGAGCAATGCAGTGTACTTGTAGTATGGTGCATCAACAGGGATACCATTCATGCTACCTCTTACCACTAAGTTGTCAGTGACTATACCATCATTCTCAACTGAGTATCCCTCAGTAGCTACCATTACTCTAAGCCCTCCAGGTACAATGTTACCTCGGTTCACTACGTCACCTATCATACCGCCACCTGTGAGCACGTTGCTGTTCATGCTCTTGGTCTTGACCACAGTGCTGTTAGCTACCTGCTGAATGGCTGATATATTTGGAAGGCCTACACCTGGAGTACCGAACGGGTTAACGAATGGCATGAAGTTCACCTCACTATCAACTGAGATAAGCTCTACCTGAGTGAGCTTGTTAGCGTTGGCATCGTAGTCAATCACTCGGTTAATGTTCCACCAACTATTGTCAATGCGTATCTTGTCATTGAGCTCCATAGCCTGGATGTCACTATCCTTAAGATTGAACATAGCAGTCAACATCTTACCGTTGTTTATCTGCCCTAGGGTTCGCCTCCAGTATCTGTTGTATAGATTGTTATCTGTTAGGCTTAATGGTTGGTAGTAGTAGAATGAACACACCGAGTAATTCAAGTCCCAGGTAGGGTTGAGTGGGTCATCAAAGTGACCAACATACGGGTAACTTGTTACACCTGTCATACCGGTAGTACCGTAGTCATAGATATGATACGGACTACATGATCTAGTTGTACCATCGTACAGGATACGCAGGTTAGTCTTAGGAGCTTGTCCTGCTATCATTGGCACGTATGCACCGAATGGAGTCTTGATGATTGGCGTAGGTCCAAACAATATAGGCTTAGTATCCACATCCTTGACGTACTCGTTATCAAAGACTACCTCTACCTGTCCGTAGATTTGATTAGTCGCTGTGGTGTACGTAGCATTAGGGCTATCCGTATCAGGTGCATAGGTTAGTATTACTTTCTTACTAGTCAGTTCCGGTAAGAATGATAGTGACTGCTCCTGGTCTTTGGCTAGCTTATAAGTCCAGTCTACCTCTTTACCTGCATCGTAGTATGCATCCCTATGGATTAGGTTGAGCTGATTAGGTTGGGTCTTGTCTATATCAGCGTACAGATTGTACATGTTGAAGATAGCCTTAACGAAATCATTTTGCTTTATCTTTTGAGGCACGTAGTCATTGACATCAATGGTGCCACCGATAGCTACAATGTTATTGCTAGGTGTAATGGTAACATCTATGCTAGTGATCACTGCCTGTATCTTTATCTGACCGGATGCACATGCAGGACCTGCTGCAGAACCTGTCCGCCAAATTGGTGAGTTAGCTCCAGTCACTGGGGTTGCTATCCGTGGAACCTTAACAGCTAACCTACCTTGAGATAGCTGAGGTAAGTTCTGAGCTGTCAATGCCATGGTAGTTACTACTGTCTGACTCAAGATAGTAGTGGTTCCGTTAGGTACTGAACCTGGAGATTGAACTCCATAGGTAACCGTTGCACTGTTGTTAAGTGGTGCAGGGTTAGTGTATAGGTTAGTAGTGAATGACACTACACCATTTTGAGTTAGTACTAACTGAGGCTGAAAGAAAACAGGTGCAGCTATACCGGCTTGACCCGAGTACAATGTAACACCTGAAGAGTTCACTAGTCTAATCTCGTATTGTATCTGAACGCTGTAGTCATACTGTTGTGAGTTGTTACTACTGATATTGAATGGAGTACTGTATACTCCAGTAACAGGATTGTAAATGTTCTGAGGGTCTTCGGTCTCAGTCCATCCTGCTATTGTTTGAGGGTTCTGAAATTCAGCTACCCCTGCAAAGAACGTACCTGTATAAGTAGTAGGTCCCGCGTTTGCTTTGACTGTATAGTCAGCATAATCGAAGTTATCCGTATCCCCATTGTATGGGATGATTAACCGGTCAAACTTATCATCAACTAGGTCGGGCCAACTATATGTAAATCCTGCATCAGCAAATATCCTATCAAAGTAAGTCTTGGCAAAGATGGCAGGCTTAAACTCTTGAGTGCTGTAGAACGCGTCACCACTTCCAGGTAGGAAGTACTTGAAGCCATCAGCTACCGAGTTGTTAAATCTGCTTACCACATTGAACGCATCGTATGTGTGGTTGAGGTCACTGAAATCTATATCTGTTAGCTCAAGGTTATTGATGGCTGTAAAGAAATCAGCTTTGCTTTCCTTAATCAATACCTCATACTCAACATGCTCCTCATATTGTTCAGTGAGCTGTACCTTCTTGATGGCTGTAAGCTGCATGCTTGCATCCTCCATGACTGGTATCCCATCCTGGATAACTGAGCAGGTAGTCACTGCGTTGATGTCAAAGGTACCGGCTACAATGTTCACATCGTAGTAGTGATTCAGTAGGTCATTGTTATTCTTACTTCCTACCAATACAATGGTCTTAGAGAAGTTACCTTTCCTTTGACTTATATCTCTGATATCTCCTACCTGAAATGTCAGAGGGAAAGCTGTACCTTCCTTAACATCTAGGTAGCCTGTTGCTAGTTGTATCCTAACCATTGACCATGTCGTTATTAGCTAGCTTAATAGTAATGCTTTGCTTGATTAGATTTTTGTTCCGCTGCTTATAGTACTCGTAGTTGGAGGTCACTACATTACAGCTGATGTACTCAGTGCTTGCAGGTATATCACAGTTCTCATCGTAGTTGCTTACCTTGAAGTAAGTGTATGGTGAACTGATGAGCTCAGTGAAGTATGTAGCCATGTCCTCAGTCATCCAGTTAGTGTTGAGGTCAAT